AAAAGATGTTTGGTTACCCTGAACTAGAGCCTGCAACTTTTAAAGAGTTTCAGAATATTATTCAACAACTATACTCTAAAAAGAGTGTAGAACAAGATGTTAAAGTAGGTAATATTACTGTTAAACAAAGCTTAAAGAAAGTTGTAGCTAATCAAGGTAATGAAATAGATGTAGTTGTAATTGATACTGTATCAGAACTTAGTAAGAAATACATGAGAAGTCTGATGGGTAATCAAAATAAAATGCAATTAGCAGATTGGTCTACATTAAAGAATACATTAGATAAGCTTTTAGATATGATTACTTTATTGCCTGGCACATTAATATGTAATTGTCATGGTAAAGTACAAACTATGGATGATGGTGCAAATAAAATTGTACCTTACATTGATGGTAGTACTAAAGAGGATATATCTAAATGGTTTGATTTTGTATTCTATGCTATAGCAAAGACAAACCTGAAAGGTGAAACACAATACCTTTGGAGAACAGGTCGAACAGAAAAATATGATAATGCAAAAGATAGAACTCAATTATTAGATGTTGAGATAGAACAAGATTATCAACTTGTATTCGATGCTGTTAAAAAGAAAGGCTGGGATGGTGCAAAGATTCTAATCATAGGTTCACCAGGCTCAGGTAAAACACTCAGTTTAAAAACAATAAATAAGGAAGCTAAATAATGGCTGTTATAACAATAAAGAAGAATCAGGATTTCACTGATTATTCGACAGGTTGGAAAGAACTTACTATAATCTCTGCTGAGAAAGGTAAGTATCAAAATGAGAAAGCTACTAAATATATAGATCTCAGATTTGAAGGTTATCCTGAAAACTTAAAGCTAAGACTTCATCAAAAGTTTAATAAAACTACTAAAGAAGAGTTTTGTGTTACAAGAGCTTTCAGATATACTAATTCAGGGATTAAAGAAATAGCAGAAAGTGAAGGTGATTATAGAGTAGAGATTGAAACTAACCCAGAACACTTAATAGGTTGTAAGATTAATGCTTATTTCTACAAGAATCAGAAAGGTTATACTGATATATCTGATAATATTCTTCCAGCTGAACCATTTGAGAATCAAATTGAGAAGTGGGATGAAAAGAAGATTGAAGATAGTAAATCTTATACATTGAAGAATAACATTAAACCATATATTCCAAATCAAGATGAAGTACATGGTCCTGTTCGTCAAGGAAATACAGATGTAGATTCTGACAATAGTGATTATGGAGACGACTGGTAGAAAGTAATACTTAATAAACTAAAGGGAGTGTTATTGCAATGCTCCCTTTTTCATCTGGAGTAAAAATGTTAAGAGAATATGCTCAATCTTTATCTAATAGAGGAAATTTTATTGATGAGTTAGAAGTTAATAAAGTTAAACATGGCAAAGATAGATTCATGTCATTGTTCTGTTATGATGAAGATGTTCTAAAATATGTAAAAGAAAAAAGAAAGATAGCTGGGTATAATGGTAAGATATATTTAGCTAAAGAACATATCATAGATGTAGATGGAGAAACATATGGAGAAGGAAGAGATTCAGCTGCAGACTTGGTTGAATTACTTAAAGATCTAAATGTTCCTCACAAAATATTCTTTTCTGGTACAGGATTTCATATATCCATTCCTCAACAAGCCTTTAAATGGGAACCTCATGTGGATCTTCATAACTATGTTAAAGATGCATTGAGTAGTAAGGGTATATTTAACTTTGCAGATGTAAGTGTTACTGATAAAACTAGAATTATAAGACTGAATAATACTGTAAATAGTAAAAGTGGTTTATATAAAATTAATTTAGATGAAATACTAACATTGAATGAAATAAGTATAAGTGATATAAGTAAAGTAGACATAAAACAATATGCTGCTAAGGCTAAAGATATATCAACTTATGGATTTCCAGAAGAGATGGAACCAATCTTTGATGCATTACCTAATAAGACTAAATCTATAATAAAACCTACTATATCTAAACCAAAAGACGACTTTGGTAGACATGCTGATCCAGTAAACTATCCTTGTATACAAGATATGTTAAAATGGACAGGCTTTGGAAAAAGACACCAGATAGCTCTTAGATTATCTGCATGGTTTAGATGGAGGTATCCAGAACATATAGTAAAACTTATTATGGAAGACTGGAGAAAGCAGGTTTCGACTGAAGAAAAACCTTTCACTAAGAAAGAAATGAAAGGTATAGTTGAATCTGCATACTCTGGTCATAATGGTAGTGGAAACAATTATGGATGTAATGACTCAATAAGAGATTCATTCTGCAAGCAATCATGTAGATTATTTAGTGCTAAAAAAGATAATAATATGATTGATTTCATGCAAATGGCTCAACAAGCTGTAACCTTTTATCAAAGTGGCATAAAAGCTGTAGATGTAGGTGAACTATATAATGAAAACTTTCCTATATATCCTGGAGAGTTAGTAATTGTACAAGCACCACCTAAGTCTATGAAAACTATGCTAATACATAATTGGATAGCTTCTTTCAAAAAGCCTACATACTTTCTTGAAATGGAAATGTCACCAAGACAGATGTACATAAGACATGTGCAAATAAGAGGTGGTAAAAGCTATGAAGAAATAGAGAATGACTTAAGAAATGGAGATATAAGTTATTCAGAAGATTCTGATTGGCTAACTATTGATTATAAGCCTTGCTTTCCATTTGAATTGCAGAAAAGAATAGACTTAATGAGAAAGAAACCTGAAATAATTGTTGTTGATCATATAGGTTTAATGGAAAGTAATAAATATGATATGAATGCAAAGATGGAAGAGATAATGGCTACACTTAGAGATGTTGCTATAAAGAATAACATGATTGTATTTGCTGTTTCTGAAATGACTAAAGAGTCAATGAATACTAAGAATGGAGTACCTGCTATTGCAGCCTCAAGAGGTAGTGCAAGAATAGGTTATACTGCAAATAAAGTATTGCAAATAAAAGCATACAGAGAACAGGGAGAAATCAGTTATTTAATATTAGATTGTGTAGCTAACAGAGAGAAAGAAAGTTTGTATGTACATCTCGAACCAGAAAATTGTAGACTAATTAAATCAAATAAAGGAATAACTAATGAAGAATAATAGATCTATATTTGATATTACAACTGATATTGCGACTATTAGCTCAGATATTTTTCTTAATGAAGAAGAGATTGAAAAGAGGTTGGGAGAGCTCTATCAAGAACTTCAACATAAAGAAGATGGTATCTGGGCTTTAGTCCAGAAATTTCAACAGGATGTAGAACTTGCTGATAAATATCTTGCAAAGATACAGAAACAAAAAAAGATAAGACAGAATGCTATAAAGAGTATAAAGAATATGGTTATAGATGTTAATCAATCCATAGGACAACTACCTAAGCATTCAGACTTTAATCCAATAACTATTGGAAAGACTGCTTCTGTAAATGTAATAGATGAAAGCAAGATACCTGATGAATATTGGGTAGAAGTTGTAACTAAAAAACTAGATAAAAAGAAAATGTTATCTGCTATGAAAAGTGGTACGAAGATACCTGGAGCAGACATTAATAATAATCAACATGTAAGAGGACTAAAATAATGAACTTAAAGAATATATCACCATATGCAAATATAAAGAAAGAGCAATTAGTATATGGAGACACAATGACATCAAAAGCATTTGGTGTAAAAATAGAAGGTTTATCCGACTGGGAAGATGATACAAATAACTCAGCTTGGAAAGAAGTAGGGATAGTATCTTCAGAATATCTTCTTGTACCTAATAAAACTATGGTGCAGATGGCTGAAGATGTAATGGCTGGATCTACTTTAGAGTTTGAACCAGAGAAACAATTTTGGAATGGAAAGCAATTCTTTCAAAGTTGGAAGTGTACAGATGAAATAGATGCTGAAGTAGTAGCAGGAGACAATCTTGGTATAGGTGTAGGATTGTGGAACTCATATGATGGTAGCATTTCAGGAAGATTTGCTTTGTTTGCTTATAGATTAGCTTGTACAAATGGTATGACATCTAAGCATGAGTTTGGTGAATATATCTTCAAGCATGATATAAATAATAAAGACTGGAAGTTTGAAGTTGAAAAGACTTTGAAAGTTTTAGATACTGCTGAAGAAAGTGTTAAAGATTTTGCTGACAAATGTAGTAAATTACCTAACCATTATGTGAGAGTAGGTGATGTAGCAAATGCCAGAAGAACTACCTTCTCTTCAATGGGTACAGGAGTCTTTGGCAAAGCCTTTGACAATTTCTTAACCAATGAAAAATACGATGAACGAACTGCTTGGGATCTTCTTAATGCTGGAACAGATATTTTCTGGCATAATAAGAAACAAACTATTTCAGACTTCAACCATAATAAACAATGGGTTGATGGCTGTATTAGTATAGCAGCTTAAGAAAGATATATATATGAG